GCCGCGTCCAAAACTTACGTCTGCTTTACTCCAAACTTCACCGCCAGAAGAATCAAGCTTGCGAATAGTCTTACCTGATGAGCTATGGTGCGCACAATACACATTGCCTGACGAATCAACGGCTATATCGCCCCCCTGATTTACGTCCGTCTTACTCCAAACTTCACCGCCAGAAGAATCAAGCTTGCGAATAATCTTACCTGATGAGTTATAGTGCGCACAATACACATTACCTGACGAATCAACGGCTATGCTGTTTCCATTGGCTACGTCCGTCTTACTCCAAACTTCCCCGGCATAAAAACCTCTTGTGTAATCAATTACTATCTGTGCATCGCAGGGACTATGTGTTCGCTGATAGTTGTAATTATCCCAAGTGTAAATTTTTGCCATTATATTTCACATCCACTAATAGTGACTGTCAGTTTTGACGCAACATCGGCAATCCCTGACAAGAAATCTCCTGCAGTATCCATCACAAGATAAAGATTTCCAATTGAAACCGAATCTTTGGAATTGATTATTGATCCGGTGGGTATAATCCGGTTTGCGTCGCCCGCTACGCCCCCATTTGGCACAAGCGATATCCCAAACGTATGCGCTGCAGCCGTGTCAGTGTTGGCAATCATAATATGTAGAATAATCCATCTTTTGTCTTGGGGGACGGTTGCAAGCGTAGTTTCCGAATCCGAAAGCTGCCCTTGATAAAGTCGTTTTGCGTTTGTAAGCAAATCAGCCAAAAATTTCACCTCAATTCAAAAGGGGGCGAAGCCCCCCTCATCTTAATACAACGGGAACACCAAAATCCCGTTAGCGTCAATCGTAATAGTCAGCGTCCCGCTGCTACCGCTTGACTGATTGCCCCCAAAGTTGATGTAAGCCAAATAAGGCTTGGATACTGGCGAAGTGGCCGAATCATCATAAAAAGCGACGTATTGAAAAGACAGAACCCCGCTGACTTCCCAAGAAGGATTGGCGGCGCCGATGTTCAAAACCCCGTATCCACATTCTGCCCAGGTAACAGTCCCGTCTACAACAGTAGCGCCTATATCGGTAGGCCAGGTTGGTTCAGACGCGCCCGTTGTCCCGGCCGCAGTGCAGCGGTAGACATGGCCGTTGCCGACCGTAGGTCTAACAATATCGCCGACGCTGTAAGCCGTTTCCGCTGCCCATACCTGTGCATAGCTGTTAGCGGCGGCATAAGTATTTGTTTTAGACGCAAGAGTGGCCCCGCCCTGGGTGTAGCCGTTTTCAGTAGTTAATTCGTTTGTATTGCTATAGCCTGTTTCGCTGTCAGGCGCAGGAGTCCAGTCCGAAGTATACAAAGCGCATTTAATTGTATCTGACGACCAGTTGATGGCCCCACCAAAAAGTCCTTTTAGATTAGCCCTCCAGAGGTTTGCAGTTGTTGCCATTTACATATCCCCTTTCGTTTAAATAAAAAACCGCCCTTTTAGAGCGATATTTTAGTTTTGAGTCAGCAATTCGATGATAAATTGGTTTTGTTCATAAATATCGTCAAGCGTAAGTTTTCCCTGTTTTTTCTTATCGTTTAATACATTTATTTTCTTTTGGTTTTCATTAATATGCGCGTTAACTATAGTTGTCGGATCTTTTTTTCCTGCTGAATCTTTGTCGCTTAGCTGTACAATGGTTTGATTCGCGGTTCCACTTATCAACACATCTGCGAAACCAGCTTCCGCAAGCTCTATGCTTAGTTGGTTCACGTCACATTTTTTGTTATAAATAAACACATACTCGCCCCGCTTCGCTTAATCTTTTGAAATATAACCTTCAACTGCTTGAATATCATATTTAATTCTAAAATTTCGAACATACGCCGCCTTATCGCTGGCTGGCGATTTTGCGTAAAGCTGTACGGCGTCTCCAGATTTTACATAGATGGTATCTGTTACTGTATGGTAGTTGGTACTCGTACTTGAATGCTCCGCCCCTACCGCGACCCCGTTTACGTAAACCTGCGTATTGGAGCCGGGTGTCGTCGCGGTAGATATTTTCAATTCATGAGAAACGTTTATACTCCCGTTGACGTACATTATTATTTCTTTCATTTTGGTGTAGCTTGTGCTAACCGTATAACGTTCCGTGTCCGACGCAAACTTTTGATTCTCTGACGGCGACACTTTTTGCGCTATTTTATTTTTAGCGTCGCTTACTTTCGCGTGCAGGCTCCCTGACGCGCTGGCCGCATCTGTGCGCACGCCGACCTGGTATTGCAGCCAGCCAATCACAGTACCCAGAAATGCTATCATACGCTTCCCCCCGTCACTAGCCCATCAGCATAATTTATCGTCATTTTTTTGCGTATTCCCCCCGCTGGCCCATCGCTGGGTGGTAGATAATAATAAATTTTAGATAAAAGATTAGAACTGTATTCAAAAGTCGCGTGCCCGTTTTGGGCGTAAATTTCATGACAAAGCGGCCCTTGATTACCGTAGCAGGCGAGGAAATGAATAGAGCTTGAAATTGTCCACGCCCCCGAACCGCCCGCGCGGGCGTAACAGGGATGAGACGCGTCTTGATTTAGCTCCCCGCGTAGATAAAAGTGATTAGTCGCGTCCCCGACCCTTTGCACTATCAGCCAATAGTTTGCGCCCGCCGTAAGTCCAGTTAGATTTACAGGGATTGAAATATAGGCGGCGGTAGTCGGCAAAAACTCTTTTGGAACAACTATCGTTTTTAGTGTTGTTCCTTCGTTGCTGCCGTTAGGGTTAAAATTCGTATCTTTAACCAAGAGCGTGAGGTCTTGTCCAGTCCCTTCGGAATCAATTTCAAGGCCTACCCTCATTATACTTGTTACGCCCGTAGTGGTCACCCGAATAGCGTAATAGGCATCCTTTACATCGTAAGCGTTAGTCTCTGAACCGCCTTTTGCGTCAAAAAGGCTTCCTTCATAAATTAGGCTGAAAGGTTGTAGGGCAAGAAGTTCATTCATATTAGCTTCATTGAATACGGTTACCCCGTTTTTAAAGGCGTTCAATATATCACCTTCTTTCTAAGTAGCGCCCAACAAAATATTACCATCGTAGTGCAAGGTGCGTATTTCACGCACACCCTTTAAAGCGTCCTCGTTCGAGGAAAGAAAAGTATAAATTTTAGACAATAAATCAGCTTCGTATTCAAAAGTTGCCAATCCGTTTCCTCCAAAAAGCTCATGCTTTAATAGTCCCGTATTGACTGTTATAATTCTATAATTTAACGGATTAGCTTCTACCCACGGCCCTGAATCACCCGCTCGGTAATAACAGGGCTGAGAAGAATTAGGGGACGTATCGCCATATAGCTTTATATCATTCCAGGAATCCCCTGCTTTCAAGCAAACTATCCAGCAATCAATATTTAGTAAAGCTATATCCATCGGTATACTAACCCAGGAAGCAGTCGCCGGCAAAAACTCTTTCGGGATAATAACTTCTTTTAAAAGATTTCCGTCGCTGCTGCCGTTTGGATTAAATAACGCATCCCTGGCCTGTACAACAAGGTCAGCACCGTCGCCTTCCTTGCTTAACAATAATTCAAACCTCCCCCTGCCCGCGTATACCCAAGCTAGCATGTCGTTAACGTCCCAACCAACGATTTTAGCGGCGTAGCCGTATTCAGCTAAACTGTATGCCGCGGTATTGGCCGCTTCGTAAGATTTTCTTATTTCTCCCTCATAGATAAAAGTATAGGGCTGCAAGGTAAGGAGCTCATTCATGTGTGATTCATCTAATAGTGTTAGATCGTCTACAAAAGCATACATAGTGATACCTCACGCAACAGTAATATTAGTTTCAACAGTAAGCACCTGATTGCTTGCTTTTGATATTCCGCCTTGCGGAAGGAGACGCGACAAGAGCGTTCCACTATCTGCAACAGTTGTCCCGGCTAAAAAAATACCGAACTCACTCCAATTACCTATAGCGTCAGACGCTAAAAGGTATGTCCTGATTCGCATTGTCGCCGCAGATAAGAGTTTGTTAGTTACAATTTTTCTAAAGCCTTCTGTTTGTAATTTAGTATCTGAATTTGTGGCCGGCGTTGTTCCTGTGCCGGCAGCTATATACCAAGCAATACTATTCGTTACGCGCCCTATTATAAGCTGGGCAAGAAACACTTTCCCTGCGCTAGTAATAGTATTTTTATCCCATTCGCCTTGTCTAAAATTAACAGTATTACCTTTTTCATCATAATCTTGCCACGTAAACCGCCATAGCCCCTGTATTTTAATTGTATCTATCAAAAAATCACCCCTTAAGAGCTGCAAACAGTAAAACCGCATCTGGCGCTGGCCTGGCCACAGGTGTAGGGTGTTGTTACCTTTATGTAGAACATTAAATCTTGTATCGGAAATGCTTCTTCAAAGTGTTTGAATTTATTCATCAGCGCAGGCGTGATTACTTGTTGCTGTGTGCTGATAAGTGCTTTCAAATAATCGGCTATTCCGATAAGCCGGCCGCCATAATCTACACGGTAGGTCCAGATTGACGGGTTCGCCGATGTTGGGGTAATTGTCACCCTTTGAACAAGATAATCATTATCAATACCGCGTTCAGGAAGATGTATTTTTACGATCTGCCCAGGACGCCAACCGTTAACCTCAGTTTCAAAGCTGCCGCTTACCCTCGGATTGGCGTGTTCGCGTAAATCGGCCTCCCCCGCGGCCTCGGCCGCGTCGAGAGTAACTAAATCCTTGTCAGCGATAACGTGCTCATAAATCCCATCGCCGCCCTGTACTTGCGCGATGGCCTGTTGGGAATCGCGGTTTTCAACCATCGTTATTACAGGAATGTCCTGACTTGCCGTAAAAGTCATAATAGCCCCGTCTGTAGGCGTGGCAGTAAGCGCGGAGCAGCGGATATATTTTTCATTAAAATTCATCATAAAATTAAACTCTGCTTCACTATGCAGGTTTTCAACGCCAACCGTTTTTTTAACCCCATCGATACTTAAGCTGACGTCGTGCGGCGGCCAGGGCAGCATCCAGATACGGTCAGTTCCGTTGGCTCGCCACTGCAGCGTCTGAGGGTCTGACAGCATCGTCCCGCCGCAGACATACACACGGTTTCTAAGCCCCTGAGAGTCTACGCTATGCTTGATAAGCCGGAACCTGCCGCCGGGGGTAAGAAGGGCCATCGGCGCGGATGCGGCCAGTTCCTCTGCTGAAAAGAAATGCAGGTTTTTATAATAGTCAGGCTCCCAATGCCAGCCGATATAATCGCACAACCACCGGAAGCACTCGCTTGGCCTCTTGTACTCAAACTCCGCGCCGGTGTTTTCTATTTCAGGCGTGCCGGAACTAACGCCGCTAGTAGTGAAGTCCGGACAATACTTGGCGGCTATATCTAAAAATATTTCGTCAGCGGGTTTGTTTTCATAAGTTTCTACGACTAGCTTCCGGTCAAGAAGAGCGGTGTAATCTTCGGCTTCTACCCGCCACATTTTTATAACCTTGCCCGAAAGCATCTGAACCAGCTCAACCCTGTTTATTATCCCGGCAAAGAGCCTGCCGACTCCGTCATCTTCAATAATAACTTCCTCGCCCTCCAAGGGGCGCGAGCCACGTATTTGGAACCGGCAGGTATCAACTTGATAAGTAAGCGCGGTTTCTATTTGTAAAGTGCCTCGCTCGTAATCGCGCCAGCGTTCAACGCCAGCGACATAAAGATGTCGTGCCACTAGAACCTCACCCCGCTCTTTTTCAATTCTCTTTCAATTTCGTCCCACCCGCCGGACACGTTGAAAACGAATGTGTTGCCGCCTTGATTGTAAGTGTTGCTTGTGCTGTAGCTGTTTGCTAACGCCGGCTGTAACGCGCCGGGTGAAAGCATAGCCATACGCGCGGTAATATCTTCCAGCTTTGGCAGGCCATGCCTAATCCCTACGGTCAGTTCTTCGATGATTGCGGGACCCCATTCTCTTATTCTGCGCAGCGGGCCCTTTTTGGCGGGGCTATGAGGCATATAGCTGTCAATCATAGATGCAACAGATTCTAGCTTTTCAATCAGTAGCGGCATCCGGCTGTTTATGCCTTCCATAAAATTGTCCATTAGGCTAACGCCATATTTAGTAGACTTGCCTACCAGGTCATTAAATTTTTCGTAAATGCTTGCAATAGTTTTTTCAGTATTACTTCTGATTTCCTCATTTTTCTTTTCCCATTCGGTCTTATACTTTTCAAGCTCTTCCTTAGCCTTGGTCTGCATTTCCTGCAGCTTTTGAGCGACCTCTATGCGCTGCCGCTCTAGCTGATCATAAGTATCTTGTCTGATGTCATTTAGCTGCTGGTCCATTTCAATACGCTGTTGAGAAAGTTGAGCCGTGGCTTCTTTTCTAGCTTGTTCTTGTTTTTTCTTCCATAACGTCACGTACTGGCTAAGTTGTTCAGCCGTCAGGGTGTTTAAGGCGGCAATCTCCGGCGCGGCCTTTGGTCCCATCTCGCGCAATTCGGCAAGAAGCCCTTTATCAATGCCCTTGGCGGCCAATTCTTGAAGATTCTGTTGCCAATTTTCAAAAGCGGCAACCTGGCCTTCAAGGTTGGCAAGCAAAACATCCCCTGACACCGCCCGATCAGCTACCTGTTCAAACAGTCCGACAAAATCAATAAGCGATCGCGTGCGATTTTCAATTTCGCGCTGAAACTGTTCCGTAACCTGCCTTTCACGATCAGCGCCCTTGGCCGCTATTTCATCAAGTTTTTGACTTAAATCACGCTGCAGGGCTTCAGTGTCTTTGCGTAAACTATCGTTTGTCTCTTTGACTTTTTTTTGGTATTCCTGCAGCGCGTTAACCATATCGCTTTGATACGCGTCTGCTGCTTTTTTTATCTCGCCAGCTAAATCTTTGGCAGTCTTGCCCTGATTCTTAAGCTCCTGGCTAGTGTCATATATCTGTTTTTCAAGCTGAGCCTGCACCTTTTCTTCATCAGCCAGCTTTTTATTCAGTTCGTCAATTCGTTTAGCTAGGTCTTCCGCAGTTTCACCTTCCAACACTCCCGCGGCGGTGGCCTTTTCAACCTCTTCCCGGGTGGCGGCCAACACCTGTTGCTGCTTCGCCAGCTCTTCATTGAGCTGACTATATTTTAAGCGAAGAGTTTCAATCTTATCGCCTGATATTTCGGATTGAATCATTTTTATTTCATGCTGAGTCTGTAATAAGGACAGCGCTGATTTTATAGCGTCAACGGTTCCCACCCAAACAGTTTTTGCTTTTTCAGCGGCGGCGGACATTTCGCTACCGGCGCTGCTAACGCTCTTCCCAGCCCCTGTAGCCGCAACTCCCAAATCCTCAAAACTGGGCACTACAGCATCAAGGTTGAACTTCATATTTTTCGTAGCGTCCGCCAATTTTTTATCCACGGCAGATACGTCAACGCTCACGTCAACTGGTATCGAAGCGGCCCGCTCTGTCAGTACGACCCTTTCGTTCTCAATGGCTTCACGAACCTGCGCATGAGCCGCACGAATCTGATTTCCCAGTATGGGCACCCATCCGAGCAATTTTTCATAAGCGGCGGCAATTGCAGAAATGGCGTTAAGCACTCCTACTTTTAAGCTCCCCCATGCCTGCAAGCCATAGTGTTTTACAGTATCCCAGTTTTTGTAAACCGCTATACCGGCAGAAATCAGCAGGGCAAGGCCGGTAAGGACGAGGCCGATTGGATTAGCTCTTAAAAATAAAAAAGCTTTGCTAAGAGCGTTAACAGCAGTAATAAGCCCGGTTATAACCGCTTTTACTTTTGTAATCTGCGCCATAATCTCGCTCAGGCCCCAAAGAATCGGGCCAATTGAAGCTATTACGGCTGCAATGGTAAGCAAATACTTTTTCGTGTCTTCGTCTAACTTGGAAAGTCTATCAAAAAACATTTTTAAACTTTCTGCTACTTTTATAATCGACGGAAGCAGCAACTCGCCGAAAGCAGCGGCTGCAATTCTTAAGTTGTTTTTCAGTATTTGCAGCTGACTTGCGATAGTCTTAAATCGCTCTTCCGCCTCTTTATTGAGCGCGATATTTTCTTCCCATGCTTTGGAACCTGTTTCAAGCGCCTCCGCAAAAACGTCACTTGCTCCGGAGGCGTTAAGTAAGGCCGTCCTTACGCGAATTTCGCTCATGCCTAAGCTGTCGAGTACGGGAACAACATTTTGCCCAGAGTCACGCATCCCTTTTAAACCGGCGATAAACGATTGCAGGGCCCCCGCGGGCGCAGACCTCCACTTATTAGAAAATTCATCTGCGGTCATGCCCGCCACAGCCGCAAAAACTCTTAAATTCTCACCGCTGCCCGCTACCTGATTGTTAATCTCCAGTATCACTTTACTAAAAGCCGTCCCGCCAGCCTCCGCGGATATGCCAACAGACGCTAAAGCCGCAGAAAAAGATAAAATATTCGCTTCAGTCATGCCTGCGATTTTTCCCGCACCCGCCAAACGTAGCCCCATTTCAACAATCTCAGATTCATTAGCGGCAAGTGAATTGCCTAGCGCGACTACAGTAGCCCCCAGCCGGTCAAACTGATCTTGCGGCATCTGCGTTATATTTGCGAGTCTCGCCAGGCTCATAGCCGCCTGTTCACTGCTCAGATTCGTTGCCACGCCTAATTTTGCCATAACATCGGTAAAGCTTAAGATGTTTTCCGTTGATATTCCTAGTTGACCAGCCGCCTCACCGATCCCCATCAGCTCTTCTACGGCGATGGGAATAGTTTTTGCCATGTCGAGGAATCCCTGCCGGAGCTCAGAAAACTCTTTTTCACTTGCGTCCACTGTTTTTCTCACACTCGCGAACGCGCTTTCAAAGTCAATCGCGCTTTTAGCGGCAACCACGCCTAGCCCGACCAGCGGGGCGGTTACTTTTTGTGTCAGATCCCTGCCGACGACGGCCATCTTTTTACCCGCTTCTTCGCAGGCAGTTGAAAACTTATGCCAGGCGGAGGTCTGTTTTTCCAATTCGGCAGCAGTCTTTTTTAATTCATTTTCTAAATTAGCCATCTGGGCGGTAGCATTGTTTATGCTAATCTGGTTATTGTCCACCGCTTTAGTGGCGCCTTCAAGAGTTTGCTGTTTTGCCTTGTATTCTTTTTCTAGCCCGCTGATTTCTTTTTTCAGCTTTTGCGATTCTTCGGAAGTCTTACCCGTAGCGGCGGCAGTTTTTTCGTATGCCGCCCTTGCTTCGTCCAGCCGGGCTTTTGTTTCTAAAACAGCCTTTGCCGCGTTTTCCTGCTTTATCTTAGAATCAGACAGTTTACTATTATAGGCTTCTAGTTTTTGCTTTTGTATATCAATCTGTTTTGTAAGAGAATCAGCCTTTAGCTTTAGGCCTTCAGTGCCTTTGCCGAAATCGCTAAGACCCGCGGCGGCGGCTTTAAACTCAGTCTGCGCAACTTTTAGCTGACGATTTAAAGCAGTAATGCCCTGCTGAAACCCAGACTGATTCATAGTAATTTTTACAACTAAGTTTCCGACTTCAGCCATATTAACACTTCCTCCGGCAGGAAATTGCAATAGTGAACAGAAATATATCGTAACACAGTGAAAAGAAAGGAGGTGATTCCGTTGACGGATCTAACCCCCGAAGAAAAGCAACGTATTTACCAAGAAGAAAAGACCCGCCTAGAAGCCCAAAAGCAGATTAAAGAAGCGGAAGATAGGAAAATTACCAAAATAGGCTGTTTAGCAATTTTAATTATTTTTGCAGTAGTTGGTTTATGGGTTACGCTTTCCGGCGGGTCAAGCTCAAAGCCTAAAAGCCCCGCTGGATTAGACGCTTATGTGATGTCGCAAATTTATGTTGAAAAACAATTAAAGGCGCCATCTAGCGCCAAATTTCCCGTGTTTGATAACAGCATGGTCGTTCCTTTAGGCGATAATCGTTTTAAAGTTACTTCTTATGTTGATGCGCAAAATAGCTTCGGTGCCATGGTTCGTACGCCATATACCTGCACAATTAAAAATACTGGGGGAGACAAATGGCTGCTGGAAACCATTAAGCTTAGTAATTAAAGCACCTGGTCAATAAAGCCCGAAATGGGCTTTTTCTTTCCTGCCCCGCTTCCACCTTGTAAGTCATTATGTACTTCCATTAGCGCATACAGTTTGCGCGGCGTGCAGCGCCAGAACTCCACTTCCGACATCCGCAAAATGACGGTGCCGCAATAATACAAAAAATCCCAATCCCAGCCTTCGCTTTCGCTTAGACCGGGTTCGGGGCGTTTTTTTCTTTACCAGCAGCGGGAAGCGCCAGCTGGATTGAGTCCGTCAGCACGCCAACTATCTCCGTCAAGTTTTGGACAGACACTAGCCGTCCAACATCCTTTTCGGTAAGGTTTTCGTCTTCATGTATGAGTCCGGCCCATAGAAGGGCACGGATGGCCTTCATTTTAAATTGTTCAAGCTGTTTAAACAATGCGTCAATGCTGCCATATATTTCTTCAAGCTCAGCAAAAGCGTTCAAGTCGTAATGCAGATGCCGGGTTTTGTCCAACTCTATGGGGACGGGTTTGCTTTTGATGCTGTTGAGCATAGGTAATGCCTCCTTAAAGTCTTTCTGTGACTGTATGTTCAGTAAACAATTGAACCTCACACGAATAAATTCGCGTGATTCCTGTTTCTCCATCTCCACAGGCTTAAAATCCGATAGTTCCTACCGTAATAAATATATCTTCTACGCACTCAACAGTCTTAATCCTTCATTTTCACTATCAACAATCTCTTTGACATTCATCGGTCTATTGGTGTCTCTCCATTGTTTTTCAGTGAACAACGAGAACTTGCCCCCCTACGTCACTGCGTTAAACCACGTTGCCCCGGAGGTAAACCCAGTGTCATCTTCATCGCCCATAGACATCCAATTACCATCTGATATCCGCTTAACAAATTTGCCGATTATCGTCGGGGTTTGAAACTCCACATTTTCTTCTTTGGTTTTGTAATTTTCCTCCGGAAGTTGGAATTTGCCTTTGTAAAGCCAGACGTAACGATACTTGCCGGTGCTCTTTAAACTCTTGAACCCAATCGCCACATAAGGAGCGGCATCGCTGGCCTTCTTGATTACCACGCCCCCGCTTGGAGTCTCATGGCCTAAAAGCGCAGATTGGATATCCAACGGCAAATCTTTAATTTGCAACTCAACAGTTATCTCTCCTAATGCGCTGGCCACTTCATCTGGGCCATCATCGGCATAGAGAGTACTGGTATTAACTGCAGGGTCTATGCTTGCCGAAATAGCCCCGGCAATTGGCTTTACTGTTCCATAGGTGGTACTGCCTGCATCTGTGGTTAACAATGCATAATGAAGGTCTTTCAGTCCTACTAGCGCCACTTGTTCACACCTCCTTAAAGTTGTCTGTCATTAAGTCCGGGCAAAAGGCTTTGTAAACCAGCCGGTCCCAACAGAGGCAGTCCAGCCCGTTGCATCTTCGTCACCCTGGGCCATCCAAGCCTCGTCATTTTGTCGTTTAACGAACTTGCCTTCAATTGTCGGGGTCTGGAATTCAATGTTTTCCTCTTTGGTTTTATACTCCTCTTTCACTAACTGAAATTTGCCTTTGTAAAGCCAGGTATAGCGATATTTCCCATTGGATTTTAGACTTTTGAACCCAATCGCCACATAAGGAGCTACGTCATCGGCGTTTTTACGCATTATCTTGGTTGTCCCGTTGATTGTGTGGCCCAACAATACGGCTTGTATGCTTAGCGGCAAGTCCTTTACCTGCAACTCCACGGAAATTTCGCTAAGCGCGCTGATTGTTTCGTCCGGGCCATCATCGGCATAAAGTATGCCCGTGTTTACTGACGGACTTATTTTTGCATTAATCGCACCAGCGATTAATGATGGAGTATCGTAGTTAATGCCAGTGTCATCATCTTTTGTTAGTTTTGCATAGTATAGGTCTTTCAGTCCTACTAGTGCCAATTATCCCACCTCCTTGCGTATTCCGTACCTTAAGGCACGGTGAAAAATTTGTATATCGTCTTCGTAAAGATCGGCCCCGCCCACTCTGGCGAAGCCGATTGATTTCATCGCTTTATCAACTTCAACCGCTATCGGGTCGGGGTTTGTTTTTGACCAGATATCTACTTGATACACCATCCTGGAAGAATAGGCCGCATCATCCGCGTGGTCGGCGTCAACATTTGTCATTTCAAAATAAGTTATCCGGGGGTACTCGTTAGCGTCAGGAGCCCTAACAGCGTAAATACGGGGCCCGCCAAGCTTGGCAATTATGGTCGTATCGCCAGTAAGCGCTGAATAAATCGCACTTTTCATTGTAATCAACGCTTTTTCTCAATCTCCTCTCGCAGAACGTCAGCCATGGTATTAAAGATTTCATTTCGTTTTTCCTCAAGCGCCGGGCCCATGAAAGGGCGGGCAGACATTTTGGAAGTACCCCACTCATGAAACTTGAGATAAAAAAAAGGGGACATATCCCCTTTGGTCAGCCCTACTAGTACGTGCTTGTTACCGTCTTTATCCGTCCTTACCTTGCTTACCGCGATATTATCAGCCGCGTGTCGCCCGGTACGCCAGGGCTGGCCTTTTGAAGGCGGCCGGGGGGAAGCGCTGCGCGGTGCGCGGCGGCTGGTTTCTGCCCTTAAAACTTCACCGGCTTCACGCAGGGCTTTATTTTGCGCCTTGCTGGCAACCCTTGAGCCGATTTCGTCTAACCGTGCTAATAATTCTTCCATGCCCTGCAATTCAATTTCAGCCATCAGTCACCACTTCCCCCATTACCTCAAGCCACCTATGTCTGCCTTCCAGGTCTATGACCGCTTTAATCTCATAATTATGGCGGTCATAACGCAGACGCATATCTACGGTAATATCTTTTCGATAACGCATGGTAAAGCGTACCTGATGCTCAGCCTGCACCGCCGCCGCCTGAAAATACTCTCGCCCGGAGGCAGGCCTTACCGCCGCCCATATACTAAAAAGCGGCTCCCATTTTTGCGTCGGGTAGCCGTCTGTGTCAGTACCGTGCATTTGCTTTTGAAGGATTGCTACACGATGACGAAGATCTCCCGTTTTTATCGTGTTGTACCGTATCATATCGGCACCACCCGCCTTAACCAAAGCAGCGAACTTACTGAAAATTCTATCTCCCTGGAAATGATACCTGTTGTTGCCGCTTCTCGAGTATCATACCAATGACCTATTAGCAACAACATAGCCTGCTTTACTACGGCAGGTACTTTAGCGGCGTCCCCGTAACCAGCCACAAATCGTATTGACACACTATTGTATTGCCTGAGCGGCTCAGGCGCGGCGCCGCCAAATATTACTCGCCCTGGCTCGTTTTTATTGTCTACAAAATAATTGTCCTCACTTAAAATGTGCTCAACATTATCTTGAGTATAAAACTTTATGCTTTCTACCTTTTGTAAAGGCGGGCGGGGGATATTGACAATTCTGTTTGGCCAGCCATCCAGCCAAAATTCATATGTTTGCGTAAAATATGCGCGATTCTGGTATGCTTCGCAATATTCTCGAGCAGCAACTATTAAATCAGCAATCAGGTAATCATTGTCCCTATACTCTTCTTTGACATGCGTTTTCGCGTCTTCAAGCGCAATCGGCTCGGCGATTGGCGGGACGATTAATTTCAAGGCCATCTGCATCACCTTCTTTTTTCACGCGCCGCTAAACCTCATCAAGCAACAATGCGGTTACAGAAATCGCGCCCGTGCCATCATCAGTGGCGGCTACCCCGGTCACCCGCAATTTTTCAGCCGCCGTTACCTGCCCCGCGAAAACAAACACGGAGCCAAGAGTAGCATCGGTAAGCTTATTAACAGACATAATGCTGTCAGCCTTTGATTCATCCCCGATAGTAAAAGTAGGCTGGGTACCCGCGCCGTCTGCAAAAGCCTCGGTAACAATTACTACACAAAGACACGCTCGCGCTTTTGCTGATGCGGCAGCTAAATCTTGAACCCCGGCGGTAGTCTTATCGTAATTAGCTGATACTCCAAGACCTGCGGATATAAGTGCGCCCAGTCCTGCCCCGTCAGCCAGTTTAGTAGCGGGAATAGTAGCATTTGCAAGCTTAGCCCCGGTTATCGTGCCATCTGCGACAAAATCGTCAGAAGTAATAGCGTCATTGGGAAGAACGAGAGTTTCCGGAGCCGGAAAGATCATTCTTCGATTAACACCGTCTATTCTAAATATCTCCTGCCCGGCAGCGGTAAGAAATGCAAGGTCGCCGTTAACCCATTGGCTTTTTATGCTTTTTCCGCCCATGATATTTCTCCTTTCAAATAAGGGGCCGAAGAACGGCCCCTAGTAAATCGCGGTTTCCATTGGTTCGTTTTTGTAACGTGGCTGGCTCAGAATATACTCAACCGACCTTGCGGTATCATCCGCCGCGCCTACTGCTGATATATCCGCCAGCAGGCAGCTGAACCCGCCCGCCGCATCAAGATCTTCCGCTGTAAACTCAAAGACATAAGTCTTACCAGATACCGCGGGAGCGACGAATGTATTAACCGCAGCCGGGAGCTTTTGACGGCAAAGAATATCTTCGTCTACATAAAAACCAGCGATCAGCAGGTTAGCGGTAGCCCCGGCAGCTCCGGTAATTACCTCCCCCGCAACAAAAGCAATTCCGTTGTGGGTGTGGATCACTAAGTGATCTGCGTGTATACTGTGGATCACCCCAGAGCCGCCACCAGCCCCCGTAACAACCTCTCCGACAACATAATTTAACGCGTTTCTGGTGGCGGGGTCAAAGCATAACCGGGCTCCTGTACGCCAAAGTGCCTCAAAGTCTAAGGCTTTCGCTCCTGCTCCGGCCACGTTAGTAGCCTGCTGGACTCTTAAAGTCCTGGTAGTGACTGCGGCTCCGATTCTCAAAACAACGCTGCAGCGATTATAATTTTTCAAGGACACCCAATCCCCGCCATGCACCAAAGCGTTTTGAGCGGCGGTTCCTGGGGGTACGGAAGGAACAATAGTAAAGTATCCCATTCTTTCACCTGTCATTTTTTTAACCTCCTGTTATTTTATGTCAAAAAAGTAAGTAAAGAGATCAGCTACGGTCTTCCAGCCAGCGCGACAAAAGGCGATTGAGCGCCCGCTCCTTTGTAAGGAGTGAGGGGCTTGTTCCAAATTGGCTGCCCGTTCACACGGTAAACAAACCGGAAGGTCTGTTCATCCCATACGAATCTCACATGGATCGACACGGCGCTTTCCATCGGGCCTTTGTCAATCAGCAAGTACTGAGTTAAGTCAGCAAGAATAATGTCACCGGTTACACCAAGCGCTTCAGACTGCTCAAGGGCAATAACCGGACGACCTTTAATCCTTATCGCCCCGTCAGGCCCGTAAGTAACGAACCTTGCTTCAAGAGCTCCGCCCACGCCTACGGCTATAGCAAGCCGATCCAGCTGCGGCTCAACTTCCTGATTTATCAGCCAAACGGCGTTCCGGCGGGACCTGGCAGGCAGTCGTCCCCACATATTGCTCAAGTTCTCAAATACAACCGTCTGGTTGGGTTGACCAGCTTCTGCGGGAACAGTTACCAAGGCGTTGCTGTTCAAAATCCCCTGCGGCATCCCGGCCCCCGTGCCTCTGATGATTGCGTCGTCAATCATAAAGCCGTATTCCTCAGCAAACGCGTCCATGATAAAGGCTTGTAAGGCGGTAGTATCCGCCAGAAGTTCGTCAGTCGCATAAAGCAAACCGGTAAGCTTCTGCAGATTCAATTCAAGCTGACGAAATTTGGGCTGACTGGCTTGTAACTGGCGGCCTTCGCCAGTCCAAAACATCTGGATACCACCCATGCGGGAACCCGTAGCGCGGCTAGACTCGTCAACCACATTGATCTTAAAACCGTTTGAATTCGGACCGATGGGTTGCCTGCGGCAGATGTTACCAAGGATGCCAGTTTCATAAGCCCTTTTTAGCAGTTCCTGGCTAAAATCCTGCTGAACCAGGTAGCCACCGTCTCCCGGCACGCCTTCGCTTATGCCGAGCTGGTTGTAGATAAGGCGAGGATCAACGTTCTGGCCGCGGCTTTCGTCAGCGATTACCACAGCGCGAAGCTGTTCGCCAAAACTTTTAAACCGGTTTCCTTCTTCTTTTTTGGTGACGATATTGGGTCTTAAAATGTGATACGCCGGTTCATCCAACTGCTTGTTCCTAGCTTCCATGGCGTCAGCCTGTTTAATTACCTCGTTTACACCGTCAATTTGAACCTGAAGTTTATTGAACTGTGATTTTTCTTCCTCGGTCATACCCGGCATTTCTCTCGCCATAGCCACTTTGGTGATTGCGTCTTGCTGATCGCAAAGCGCGGAAAGTTTTTGTCTTAATTCCTGTAAGTTCATTTAAATTTTACCTCCTATACGATTTCTGTTTATTAAAGTTCTAGCCTGCAATAAAGAAAGCAGGCCGTTTTCATCGGTCTGCCCTTTTATAGGTGGATTTAAATTGTTTTCCGGCGGCGGCTCTATATTTTGTTCATAAAATTTTGCCAGTCTATTTGTATTTACCGCAACACTATTTTGAATTGACCTTCTACTAAACATAAGTGAATTTTCTACCGGCGTCTCTTTCGATTTAGCGTAAAGGATTTCGTCAATAAAGCCTTCACTTAATGCTTTTTTGGCACCCATCCAGGTTTCTTCATCCATCATCTGTGATATTTTTTCCCGGGACCGCTGCGTCTTAAACTGATAAGCGTTCACTATGGCTTCTTTTACTTCATCCAGGATATCAGCCATATGCCGCATATCTTTCGCTTCGCCCATAGCTACGGACCATGGATTGTGGATCATAAGAATTCCAACAGGCGACATCTTCACTTCGTCGCCGGCCATAGCGATTACCGACGCCGCGGACACCGCCTTACCATCAATTTTTACAGTTACTTTGCCCTCATGCTCTTTAAGCGCGTTATAAATACCAGCCGCAGCAGTTGTGTCCCCGCCCCAGGAATCAATCCAGACATTGATGTTTTTCCCTTTATGCTCCGCCAGGGCTTCCCTAAAAGCATTAGGGGCCGAATAAGGAACTCCAAACCATTCACAAAGCCACACGTCGTCATCGCTTATTATCTCGCCTTCGATGCGAAGCTCGATCTCATCGGGGATATCTTCGTTTTTAATGAAATTCCAGAATCTCAATATTTAATCATCTCCATTTTGCTGCAATGGTTGGACGCCATTTGCCTGATTAGCTTGTTGCCCAGCCGCCGTTTCGGTCGAAATCATGTTGCCGTTAACTAAATAAGCCGTGCCGGCTATACCGCCAATCGGGTTTTCGTCGTCAAGCTCACGCCATTCGTCGGCGTTAATAACTCCCTGCTGCCTTTTGGCGGTTAGGTATTTAGCTCTTGCTTCCGAATCCCCACGCAATAAACCGTCCACATTGAATTTCACGTAGTAACCTTGTTCACGCTCAGACGGAGTAAACAATTTCCAATTCATTGTCTGCTCGTATCGAGTTATCTGGGGTAGCAGCGAATAGATTACATATTCAATACCCTGCTCTTCAATATTATCGAAAGTAGCACGGTCCAGGTTGGCTATCATGTGCGGCGGAACCCGATATAAGCCGCATATCTGGGTTTCTGTTAATTTTAAAATCTCAATGATTTGCGCATCAACCAGTGTCATTGGGATGCGGTTAAACTTCAAGCCGTTGTGCAGTATAAGTGGCAGCCATGAATTTGCCAAACCTGCGCCCTTTTCCATGAATTGCGTCCGGAGTTGCTCAACCTCATCTTCCCCCATTGGATTGTCTGTCTGGAGAATTGTCCCTACGTTCATCCCCTGGCCGTAAAACCTATCTATGAACTCGTTAACGGCCATTCCAAGCCCTACGTACTCACGCATTAAAGAAATAATTGAATACCCTAGTACACCATCGTAGCCAAGTCCTGGAACATGAAAAATCCTTTCCGGAGGAAGGGTTTCAACCTTCAAGCCCTTTTCATAAATTTCGTATTCAATCTTCCGGGTATCTTTATTTCGCTTAACCTGCACCTGGTCCCAGGGCCAGGGATAAAGGTCAATTACTTGCCCGCGTTTGTTGGTAGTAATGATTGAATAGCAATTACCGGAAAGATCTAACTGGCTATTCATTGTTTCGCGCCAGGTCAACGAGGTCATTTCCGCATTTGGAGTACCGTGTATTTTGTTATAGAGCGGATGACCCGCTATCTCATCCCGGCCCTTCCCGTTTTTCCGCCGGCGGTATACCGAAACCGGCAGACTTGCAAATGATTCAGACCTAACCCGGACGCAAGAATAAATAGTAATATAGCGCATGGCCGAATGTTCATTTACGCGCGCTCCTGATTTCGTTTGCGCCCCGGCAAACCACATTTTCGCATCGCGATCAAAGTCTGATAATGAGTAATTTTTAACTAGAAGTTTTTTAATTAAACCCATTTACTCACTCCTTCCGGGCGGGCAGCATAAGCCAGATACCGCCGATTATCCACATCGCCGGGGGGTAAATATCATAAAGCCCGTTTAGGAGCATTAAAAAACCCGCCAATATAGCGAGCTCTTGAATAATTTCATGTTTTATCTTTATCGACGGTAGGCGAATTTTTGGAAGTTTGGGCTTTAAGTTTTTAAATAATTTCATCAAGATTTGCCTCCTTAGAGGAAGATTACTCCGGGTTTTTTCTGTGTTCCTTCATGCCTTAACGCTATTGACATAGCGTTTATCATAGCCACAATAACATCTATCCGGTCTATTGATTTATTTTTCATAGGCTTTATATTGCCGTTACCATCTACAGCAATACTTACGTTTCCCCAGCACCACCGGGCGACAGGATTATATTCATGTGTGAACTCACCTATTTTCATAAGTCGCTCAATTTCTTTCATGGGAGGGCTCATATTTTTTATATCCTGGGTTACTTCCAGGATATTCATACCTTCGCGCTCAAGACGCTGAGTCAACATCCGGGAGTTCCAAGGGTCGGTGCAAAGATATTTAATTTGATATTGTTTATTTAGCCCTAATAATCTTGCTTCTACAAACTCATAATCAATCACATTCCCGGGGGTGGCGTGAAGATATTTTTGATTTACCCATTTTTCATAGTGAACATGATCTCGTTTAACTCTTTCCCGCATATTATCTTCCGGAATCCAGGCTTCAAAAATAGCCCTCCAACCAGAAAAATCATCCTGGGGAGGAAACAAAAGACAAGCGGCAGTAATATCATAAGTGCTCGACAGATCAAGGCCAATATAACATTTCTTACCTATAAGCTCCGACGCTTCCCATTTGCCGCTTGTTTGATCCCAGAGAGTTAACGGTTGCCATCCAATCTGCTTAACAGAAACCCACTGGTTGAGTCTAAGCCACCGGAATAATTTTTCTTTTGCGTGATCATTTCTTGCGCCAATAGACTCTTGTCGCACACTTTCAATGTCAATCGTTACACCTAAAGAAGGGTTGGCCAGATGCCAAACTTTTTCATCGAATATGTCAGCGTCTTCCGGCGCGGTGTATATTTTTACATACCAGTATGGATCATCAACTTCACCATCTTGAATCTTCCTAGCGTATTCATGCACTTCCCAACCGATGCTATGGCGGTCCGGATCGTCTCCGGCAGTAGTAATTACCCACCAAAGCGGTTCTTTTCTTGCGGCGCCAGCGCCAAATGTCATGACATCCCATAGTTCCCGGTTAGGCTGGGCGTGCAGCTCATCGAATATAACCACCGTGGGATTTAAACCGTGTTTGGTAAAAGCCTCCGCCGACAGCACTTTTAAAAAAGTGCCGGTGTTTTTATTTATAATTAGTTTTTTACTGTCGGTGATTTTAAATATTTCTTGCAAATCTTCATCCTGCTCTATCATTTGGCAAGCAGCGTGATAAGCAAGAGCGGCCTGTTCTCTATCAGCGGCGCAGCAATAAATCTGACCGCCCGAAGGATCTAAAGCTAAGTGTTTTAAGCCTAACCCAGCAATTAATGTTGTCTTTCCATTCTTCTTCGGTATCTCAAGGTAAGCATATCTATACTGACGATAACCGTCATCATTCACAGCTCCGTAGACATCCCAGATAATATCATGCTGCCATTTGGGTAAAACAAAAGGATGGCCATAAAAATCATCAGTCAGCTTAAGCATCTGAATAAATTCTATTGCTTCTAAAGCTAAATCTTTATCATGTCGCATCCGGCTTCGCCTTCCTTCGCTCCAAGAAGGCCGCCATTTTGCTTTCCTGTTTGGGCTGTTCTTTTTTTGGTATAGACCGCAATACAGACTGTATAGTCATTATGTTTTCCTTCTCGATTGACAAGAGCATCTTTCTTTTATCCATCACCTTGCGGTCACAAGCCATGATGCGATCCTGGAGTTTATTTTTCTCTTCTAGGTACTGCATAAAATCTATTTCACCATTGGCTTTCACCTCTGCCAACTCTTTAAGTCCGTCAAGCAATCCGGCCTTCATGTCATCAAACTGTTTACATTCAGCGTGGAGCAAACAATACCGATTAATAACTGACTCATGTAGAGCGTCATCTTTTTTTATAGCCCTAAGCAATCTCTTGACACGGGTGAATTCCTTATGGGCGACCGGATTGCTTTTTGTGTCCGGCCACTCTTTGAGGGATATGCCTGTCAGGAGATCCTGCTCCGCTTTTTTACGGGCTTTCAGTTCGGATTTTGTTCGATGGCTCTTTTTTTCTGTAACTAATTGTAAATATGATTTAGGTGGCCGTCCTGGCAAGGTTATCACCACCAGTCAAGAAATTTTGATTTTGGGTAAAAGTCTCACGCGAAGGCCCAGTCCGGTACAGAACTCAAGGGCTGTAGGGATTTGACCCGCCCCTCCCCTTGGGGGTCAGTCTCACTTCCCCCATCTACCATCTTCCTGAGCGGTCTTCCTCGAATGACAGCTGCGGCATAACGCGCGGTGGTTACTCGGATCCCAAAATAACGGATCACCTGGTCCGCTAGCCACTATATGATCCACGTGTTCGCTGGGAACGCATTTCCCTTTCGCCAAACACGTCACACACAATGGATTCCTTCTCCGGAACGAACGAGAGTACGTGGCCCAACGATACCCATACCCACGCTGGCTTGGCGATCCTCTTCGCTGCTCGTAACTTCTCGCTTCCTGCTGCCTATGTTCTTCGCAGTATCCTGATTTATCCCTGGTCAGACCCGGACAGCCGGGCTTTTTACAAGGGCGCTGAGGTTTAACGGGCAATGTAATCACCTACAAAAATTTAAAAAAACATAAAACTTTTTAAAAAATTTGTTGACAATACGTACGATACGTATTATAATTAAATTGTAACAAGGAGCTAACAAGCAAATGAAATTCCGGGAAATAGAAAGCATAATCAAAAAAGACGGTTGGGAATACTCGTACACAACAGGTTCTCACTACTACTACAAACACCCAGCCAAGCCCGGAAAAGTATCAATACCCTACCACAAAGGCAAAGACCTAAAAACAAAAACAGTAGACTCAATCCTAAAGCAAGCGGGGCTGAAATAAGCCCCGACTTGCGGCGGATATAATATAAAAAAGGAGGCTGTCCAAGTGAAATTAATCTATCCCGCCTGCTTCTACCCTTGCAAGGAAGGAGGCTATACCGTAATTTTCCCCGATTTACCAGGGTGTGCAACAGAAGGCGATACCCTGCCTGAAGCTATCGATATGGCCGCTGAAGCGGCTTCGGGATGGCTACTGGACGAAGTAAAAAATATTAAACCAATACCAAAGGCGTCAGACATAAAACAAATCACTCCCAACGAATATGAAAACGGATTCGTAACTCTTATCGGAATTGATCTAGATGAATACGCAAAAAAGTACGGAGACAAAGCGGTAAAAAAGACTTTATCCATACCCACATGGTTAAACACCCTTGCGGAAAAAGAAAACGTTAACTTCTCTCAGGTTCTCCAAGAAGGATTAAAAGCCCGCTTGGGAATTGAAAAGCAGCCTTAACCGGCTGCTTTCTTTTTCCAAAAAGGCCGAGCCCCGGCGCTATCCACTCTGGACGCGACAGGTTGCCCGGCCTCTCGTTAAAATCTCATATTACTATATTACCACAGATTTTCTTAAAAAAACGTCTAGAATTTTTCCAATTTACACAGCCCGGAGCGCTTCAATCCCAAACAACCTCACCGCAAATTTCCTGATAGCTTTATTTCTGATATCATAAACAGTTTGTTTGCTGCTGTAACCTAAGTCTTCTGCGATCTCTTCCTTGGTCAGTCGTTCAATGTACCACTTACGCAAAACCGTTCCGTATAACTCACAGCCATTTTCCTCGCTTATTTCATTGAGAATATTATTTATGTTTCCAAATTCTTCCTGAGTTTTAGATTTATTTTCAGTTAGCTTTTGAATCTCAAACAGGACATTAAAAGTATCGTCCACCCTACCACTTTTTACGCCTGTTTCTTCCAGAACCGCGCTACTTAACAGTCTGGGACCATTACTATAAATCAAATGAGCGATCCTTTTATCCATCATTTCAATGCTTCGATACAGATCTTTGTAGTACCATAATCTAATCTCAGCTTCTTTGATATAATTTATTTCCCCGCCGCCTCCCTGGAACGTATTGCCAATCTATGGTATAATACTGTAATCATGAAATCCTACCTCGTCTCCGTCTTTTATATTGTGCGTTTCTAGATAACTCCTGCTAGTTTTTTTATAAAGCAACCCCTCCGCTTAAATAGTTAATTTTTGATGCGCTAACATTTGCCTATCTTGCCCGGAACGCAGAAGGCCAAGAATGTTAGCCATTTTTTGCGCCTTTGAAATAGTTTGGGCCCTTTTGGCATCGTCGATGATATTGTCTATCCTGATACAGCTTGTCCGCGCTGTGGCTCGCCACATTTTCTTTTCCCCTGCGTTAAATTCTCCTAGACATAAATCAATTTCGTCGCCAGGCATGACAATTGAATACCCAATTTTTGTTTCCGTGCGTAAAAATAATCCATACACTGACTGTAATTCTTTTTTTAATTTCCCAACCATGTTGTAATATTTTTCTTTGTCGGCATGCCTTTGAACGCCTAATAATTCGCCCATACTCAAATGGGGGATTGTAGTACCGGGAGCAATGCTTGAAATATTTTTCGCCACTTCGTTGATTAATCTATTAACTTCCCGCGTATCCATTTAATGCCTCCTTTAGTTCAATAAGTTCAAATCTGCCAAATGTTGGCCGCCAGTCACACAAGCCTATAAAAGTTCCGGCGTAAGTTAAAATCGTTGCCAATACATGGTTCGTGAGCCGCCCATCGAATACGTGAAACTTAAATGTCCCGCCCCAGGGCCGTATAAGCGGCCTGATTTTATAGACTTTTGATCCTGATTTTTTGCCTTTGCTCGGCGTGCCGTTTACGGCCTTGCCAAAAGGTATTAAATCGTCTTTATGGATTCCCAAGGTCAAATTTTCAATTATGACCGCCTTTGCGATAACATCTGTATAAGTTTTTTTACCTTCGCCTTCAATCCGTGCGCCCCAGTATTTTGCTGCTTCCTTCATGCATTCATGAATATTTTCTCCTGGAATGTATATTTCGCCATTTTCGTCATAATGCGCTTTTTCGCGCCAGGTAAGCTGCTCCTTCTCCAGAGCGTCCATTTTGACTTGATTTTCTTTGCTTGCTTTTGGCCGCGATAAATCCGGCATTTTATTCATGAGTAAGCCGTCTAACCCCTTGATTTCTGCTTCGTAAAGCGTCGGCTTCGTTATCATTGGAACAAATCCCGCGGTTTTAATTGTCTTTCCATTTTTAGCCATTCCTCGTATTCCCCCTTTTGAATTATTGTTGCCCTGCCACGCCTCGCCTCGCCAGACCGTTATCCATGCCACTATCCTTGCCCTGCCTAACCCAGCCGCGCACTGCCATGCCTCGCCTTGCCAATATCCATGTCATGCCTTGCCTAGTCTGGTCTT